CTGCAATCCAGTACGACAACGCACAGGAGTCGTTCACCGCTCGTTATACGCACGAGACGGTGGCGATGGGTTTCTCCATCACCGAAGAGGCGATGGAAGACAACCTGTACGATTCGCTCTCGGCCCGCTACACAAAGGCACTGGCTCGCGCCATGGCCTACACGAAGCAGGTCAAGGCGGCTGCGTTGCTGAACACGGGCTTCACCACGTTCCAGTCGGGCGATGGTGTCACCCTGTTCAACACTGCCCACCCGACGGTTTCTGGGAGCACCAACTCCAACCGTCCTTCGGCTGATGCTGACCTGAACGAGACCTCGCTCGAACAGGCTGTGATCGACATCGCTGCGTTCCGTGACGAACGTGGCCTGCTGATCGCTGCTCGTCCGCGCAAGCTGATCGTTCCCCCGGCGCTGATGTTTGTTGCAACCCGCCTCCTTGAGACGGAACTGCGTGTCGGCACTGCCGATAACGACATCAACGCGCTCAAGTCCAACGGGTCGATCCCTGAGGGCTATCGCGTCAACCACTACCTGACGGACAACGATGCGTGGTTCCTTACCACCGACGTTCCCAACGGCATGAAGCACTTCGTGCGTACTGCCATGGCCACGTCGATGGACGGCGACTTCGACACGGGGAACGTCCGGTACAAGGCGCGTGAGCGTTATTCGTTCGGGGTTTCTGACCCGCTCGGTATTTTCGGTTCTCCGGGCGTCTGATCTGTGCTATACAGGGAGACACCTCCCTGTTCGGCAAACTGGGGCCATCGTGAAAGCGGTGGCCCCTTTCTTTTGCGGTTGGATTGGTGTAGTCTTTTGTCAGGGCGACATCAGCTACGCAGACAGGGTGCCCACCTGACGTTGCACAGACTGCGTGGCGAATCCTTGTGCAAGGGGTATGGCAATGGCCAACACGACCTTCAACGGGCCGGTTCGTTCTGAGAACGGCTTCAAGACTATCTCCGTCTCTGCCACGACTGGAACGGTCACCGAGATCGTAACTCTTGGTGCTGCGCCGGTTGCGCTTGCCGATGGCGACGTATCGCTGTCGAATGCAGTTCACAGTGGCCGCATTCTGATCGTTCCGAACGGGACGCAGGACAACACCTACACTCTGCCCGCTCCTGTGGCTGGTGCTTACTTCACCTTCGTCTACGGCGGCGGCGCGGCTGATGCGACGGACTTCATCGTGAATACCGGCTCTGACACCAACTTCTTCATTGGGAACGTCGCGTTCAACGACACCGATGACGGGGCTGCTTCGGTTGTATTCTCGGATGGTAACTCCAACAGCAAGCTTCAGGTCAACGTGCCTGCTTCTGCTGTCATCAATGTTGTGGCCAAGGATGGCACCAACTGGCAGATCTGGGGTTCGGTGACTGGCGCTACCGCTCCCGCGTTCGCCGATCAGTGATAGGGGGCCGGAATGGCCGATGAATACGACGTAAACTCTAAGCGCGTGACTGGTACTGGTGCTCTCAGTATTGGTCGCGCGCGTATCAGGCAGGTTGTCACCACAGTCAGTGGCGCTGGTCGTATCACTCTGACCAACGGTAACGGTGGGACTACGCTGATCGACTTGGACTTCTACGCAGCCGGGACATACGACATCTTCATCCCCGGAACTGGAGTTCTATTCAGCAGCGACCCCTATGTGTCCACTGCAACCAACGTGACGGCTGCGACAATCTTCTGGACGTAGGAACTTAGGATGGTTCGGGAGCTTTCATCCATCTCTCGGTTTGGGCTTACCGAGCCATTCGAGCTTCAGGTGGGTCGTGGCCAGATAACGGGACACAGCGTTGTCCATGTGTTCGGGTTCAACCCTGATGTGGACACGAACGAAGAGACGGTATGGCCGATTGACGGGCTTCTGGGCCACCCTTCGTCTCCGACAGTGATGAAGATCAGTTCCTCCAGCACTGACGACGATGCTACGGGCACTGGCGCTAGGACTGTTTTCATCGAGGGTGTAAACGGGACTGGCGGTCTTGTGACTGAGACCGTCATTCTTGACGGCCAGACCGAGGTCAATACTGTCAACACATACGACGCCATCGAGCGTATGACTGTGCTGACTGTTGGTTCCGGCGGAAAGAATGCGGGGATCATCTACGCAGGCACGGGAACGGTTACTGCGGGCGTTCCGGCTGTTCCGTACAGTGCGATGGGGATCGGCGAGAACATCTCTCTGGTTGGGCACTGGACGTGCCCTACAGGCTACACGGGCTATCTGGTTGAGGGTAAGTTCACTGTCGGCCCTACTGCCGGGAACCACTACGTCATCGGGCGGTTGAAACTGCGCGGCACAGACAACATCGTCCGCACGGCGGCGAAGACTACGATCCAGTCTGGGACTGCGGACTACATTTTCAACTACCCTGTCGTCATCAGGGCTGGTGAGTGCATCACGGCCACGGCACAAGGATCTGGCACCAACAGCACGGTCTCTTCCTACTTCCAGATCGTTCTAGTCAAGGATGCTGAGTAATGGCCAAGTCTCCAGCATGGACACGCAAGGAAGGCAAAGATCCAAAGGGTGGTCTGAATGCGAAGGGCAGGGCGTCTGCCAAGGCTCAGGGCATGAACTTGAAGCCACCTGCTCCGAACCCGAAGACCAAGGAAGATGCTGGCCGTCGCAAGAGCTTCTGTGCCCGGATGTCTGGCATGAAGAAAAAGCTGACGAGCGAGAAGACAAAGAACGACCCGAACTCTCGTATCAACAAAAGCCTGCGGGCTTGGAACTGTTGAGGTTATCATGCCGCTGATCAAAAAGGGCGAGAAGATCAAGAAGGCCATGGAAAAGCAGTACGGCAAGAAGAAGGGCGAAGAGGTCTTCTATGCCGCTGAGAACAAGGGCACCATCAAGGGCGTAGCCAAAAAAGGATCGAAGAAATGATGAGCCGTGCTAACATGGGTAAGCAGATCGCCAACGTTCCTTCGAGCAAGAAGCCGAAGATGATGGCCAAGGGCGGCAAGGCTTTCAAGATGTGCTCCACTTGCCCGTCGCCTGCGAAGTGCAAGGCAGCGGGGCGTTGCCTGAAGGCGAAGTGATGAAGAAGCCTAAGTCGCGCGTCAACGAAGCTGGCAACTACACGAAGCCTTCCATGAGGAAGTCTTTGTTCGAGAGCATCAAGGCTGGCGGCAAGGGCGGCAAACCGGGTCAGTGGAGTGCGAGGAAGGCACAGATGCTGGCGCAGCAGTATAAGGCCAAGGGCGGGGGGTATCGCGATTGAAGGCCCCTCAGAAATCCCTGAAGGCTTGGACAAAGCAGAAGTGGCGCACCAAGTCTGGCAAGCCATCTACCCAAGGCCCTGAAGCCACGGGAGAGCGGTATCTGCCAGAGAGTGCCATCAAGTCTCTGTCGTCGTCTGAGTACGCCGCAACGACCAAGGCGAAGCGCGAAGGAACCCGCAAGGGCAAGCAGTTCGTGGCACAACCAAAGAGCATCGCCAAGAAGACGGCGAGACATAGGGGCACCAAGTAATGGCTGTAGTCACGCCAGACCTGCCGGAAATCTTCGAGGAAGCCTATGAGAGGGCTGGCCTTGAGATGCGCTCTGGCTACGATCTGAAGACTGCACGTCGCAGTCTCAACCTTCTCACATTGGAGTGGCAGAACCGTGGTCTCAATCTCTTCACTATTGAGGATGGTACGCAGGCTCTTACAGCGGGCACTGCGACTTATACCCTCCCGGCAGACACAATCGACATCATCGAGCATCAACTCAGAACCGGCACAGGCGTCAATCAAATCGACACCGCCGTCGAGCGCATCAGCGTCTCAACCTACGCCCAGCAAACCAACAAAAACACCCAAGGCAGGCCCACCCAAATCTACGTCCAAAGGCTCCCGACCGAAACCAAAGTGACGCTGTGGCCTGTGCCTGACAACACCACGCCCTACACGCTGCTGTACTACCGCCTGAAGGGCATTGACGGGCTTTCTGCTGGTATCGGGTCTTCGATCACGTCTGTGCCTCCACGCTTCGTCCCAGCCCTTGTGGCGGGCATGGCTTACTACATTGCCATGAAGAAGCCGGAAGTCTCGAACCGTGTGGCTGGCTTGAAGCAGGAGTACGAGTTCCAGTTCCAGCTTGCTGCTGGTGAGGACGAGGAGACTGCCTCGATCAAGTTCGTGCCCTACGACACGTTTATGATGGGTTAACCATGCCGTACGCCAGAGCGAAGCACGCCTTTGGTTTCTGCGACAAGACGGGTTTCAGATACCCGCTCAGAGATCTTGTGCCTGAGTATCAGAACGGCGTGAAGACTGGCTTCCTTGTTGGCAGGGATGTGTTCGATCCTGACCAGCCTCAGAACTTTCTTGGCAGGCTGAAGATTAACGATCCTCAGTCGCTGTTGAACCCGAGACCTGACACAAGCCAAGCCGCCTCTCGCGCGCTCTTTGGATGGAATCCCGTTTGGAACCCAATCCAGTACATGGTAGGTTCTGTGGGAGAAGTGACCGTCAACACTACCAATGGAGTCTGAAATGAAGAACGGCATGAAGAAGATGATGGGCGGTGGCTACATGAAGCCCATGGGTATGAAAGAAGGCGGCAGCATGAAGATGGTTGAGAAGGGCGGGAAGAAGGTTCCTGCTTTTGCTGCCGATGGCAAGGGCAAGATGGCCTACGGCGGCAAGGTCAAGAAGATGGCCATGGGTGGTTCCTGCCGTGGTATGGGCGCTGCCAAGCGTGGCGGCAACTTCAAGATGGCGTAAGTTCACATGAACTATTCCGAACTCGTTCAGCTAGTCCAAGACTACACCGAGAACAACGAGACCAGCTTTGTCTCGAACATCCCGAACTTCGTCCGTCAGGCCGAGGAACGGGTGTTTCGGACTATCATGCTGCCCGAGCTTCGGAAGAATGTGACCGCGACAATGACGGCGGGCAATCAGTACCTTGCCCGTCCTTCTGACTTCTTGGCTGTGTTTTCTATTGCCGTCGTCGATGGCGATGGAGACCACAACTACATGTACGACAAGGACGTGAACTTCATCAGGGAAGCGTATCCTACCTCGGCGACACAGGGTCTTCCGAAGTACTACGCGCAGTTTGATGGGGACTTCACCACACCGCCGTCTCCGGGGAACTTCATTCTAGGCCCGACGCCGAACGCGAACTACTCGGTGGAGTTGCACTACTACTACGACCCGCCGTCTATCGTGACATCTGGCACATCGTGGCTTGGCGACAACGCAGAGACTGTGCTGCTCTATGGCACGCTGATCGAGGCGTACACCTACATGAAGGGCGAGCAGGATCTGATTGTGCAGTACACAGAGCGGTATCGTGAGGCTCTGGCGCAGCTTGGCGGGGTCAGCATCAGAAGCGGACGTGATGAATACAGGGATGGGAGACTTGTAGCATGACCGTAATTCGTATGCCGAATGGATCAGAGTGGTCACCCGCTACGAGCGTGGACTTGATTCACTGCGCTAGCTGCGGCAACGCTGTGGATACGCCCGAGGAAGAGGCAACGTACCCTGATGGGAATTGTCCTGACTGTGGGAACTCGTGGACTGGGTCTGAGAACAAGGGTGTGCGGATCACCGTGACGGCACCCAAACAGTTGAGTGGATCGACGCTGTGATAGCTGCTCTGAGCATAGACCTTCCGAAAGACTTCAATGTCATGGTGCGCACCACGCACAAGCGTGGCTTTACGCCGGAAGAACTCGCGCAGCAGTGCGCAGAGAAGATTGTCGGCATTTCTGATACTGCACCTCAAGAGATCAGGGATCAGGCGTATGCCTTCAGAAAGCGCGTAGAGCAGGTGGTTCTGCTCTATCTAAAGCAAGCCGTTCACAGTGACCGGACGACTGTGTATAATGCAATCATGGATGCTGGCCAGCCGGGGCTTGCAGAACTCGTAAGGAGACTTTGACATGGCGTTCACCGGGAACTTCATGTGTACGTCCTTCAAGGTTGAACTCCTGAAGGGTGTGCATGACTTCACCAACTCGACAGGCGACACCTTCAAGCTTGCTCTGTATGATAACAGCGCCTCTTTTACCGCTGCTACGACTGCTTATACAGCGAGCAACGAGGTTGGTGCTTCTGGCTCGTACTCGGCTGGCGGTGGTGCTTTGACGAATGTCACGCCCACTTCGAGTGGCACGACCGCTTTCACAGACTTCAACGATCTGACATTCACGTCGGCGACGATCACCGCTTATGGCGCTCTGATCTACAATGACACAGAGGCTGGTGATCCTGCGGTTGTGGTGCTGGACTTCGGCGGTGCCAAGACATCGACCGCTGGTGACTTCCAGATCGTGTTCCCCACTGCCGACGCGAGCAACGCGATCATCAGGATCGCCTAAGCCATGACAGATGTCACCGTTCCCTTTACCGGCTGGGGCCGCGCAGGGTTCGGTGAACTGGCGTGGGGCGAGGGTGATGTAGCCTTCCCAGAGGCGACAGGTGCGGTAGGTTCCGTTACTGTCGTTGAGGGCACTGGCGTCACAGTCAACGTAACGGGCGTAGAAGCTACGGGGACGGTTGACTCTGTTACGGTTGGGATCGGTGTTTCCTTTTCTGTAATTGGAGTTTCCTCTACAGGCTTTGTTGGTTCCGCTGTTGCGATTGGGTCTGCTGTTGTTCCGGCGACCGGCCTAGCAGCGACTGGCAATGTTGGTTCCGTAACCGTGCTCGCCGGTGCAAATATTTTCGCGACTGGCCTCTCAGCGACTGGTGAGGTCGGTTCTGTTACTGTGGTCGAGGGCACTGGCGTTGTCGTCAATGTCGTCGGCGTTGCTGGCACTGGTGCAGTTGGGATTGTTGCAGTCGAGGCTGACGCCAATGTACCTGTCACAGGGCTTGAGGCGACTGGTGGAGTTGGCAGCGTCATCGCAACTGGGTCGGCTCGTGTTATTGTCACTGGCGTAAGCGGCACAGGTCAGGTCGGTCAGGTAACGACGATCTGCGATGCCAATGTCTTTGTGACTGGCGTTTCAGCTACTGGTCTGGTCAGACCTGTGCTTGTGTGGGGAAAGATTGTCCCAGCGCCCGGAACAGTTTATACTGCTGTCAGCCCGAACCCCGGAACCATCTGGACACAGATCGCTGCGTAAGGAACTCAGATGCCTAGTAGCTATACACAGACAGGCATAGAGCTGATCGCCACAGGCGAACAGTCTGGAACGTGGGGAACC